GATTGGGAAGATGCCGACATAGTAGATGACGATGACCCTGCCTTTGATCACCTAAGAGACGAAGAAAGAAACTTCATTGACCAAGAAAGAGAGAAGGAAAGGGGGGATGACTAATGGCAAATCATTGTTACAACTACATTACTCTTTATGGTGACTCTAAAGAAGTTAAAAGACTAAACAACAGATTAACTAAACTTAGAGACGACGCTCTTAAAGAAGAGTACACCGACAAAGGAAAAGAGATTCCTAAATACGAGACGGCATTTTGGGTACACTCTACTAGTGCTCCTAAGCTTCTTTTTAAGAAACCTACAGAACTAAGCAATCATTTTGATGTGTATGAAAAGTATGGCAGTAAATGGTTTGAGTGTAATTGGGAATACAATGAAGGAGATGATGCTATAGTACTACACGGAGACAGTGCTTGGAGCCCTATGCTGCCTTTATTCCGAAAGATTTGTAGAAAGTATAAGCTAAAGGGAGAAGGTAACTATGAAGAACCAGGAATGGATTTTGCAGGTGAGTTTGAAATTACTACTGACGGAGAAGTTACAGAACTACAAATAACCTACCGTGAGTTTATGCAAAAGAACAATCCAGAATCTTATTGGGATCAATTACTTTGTAACATTGAAGATGGGGTTTTTGATTCTCTAGATGACATTATTAAAGAATTTAATGCCGATATTTGGAAACTTACAGAAGAAGAGAAAACAGAGTTAGAAGAAGCTTTCAATAAGTATGAACAACACCACCCTCCCCAAGCTAACTGAGGAACAAAAGTTAAAGGATATTAGAAGGGCCTATGTATTAGCACGGGCCCTCAATATCCAATACCAATGGATTCGAGAGTTTCTTAGTCCAGAACTTAAGAAAGCAGCAAGTAATGCTAAAGCTGCTAACTCATTCTTTATTAAACAGATAGATGATGCTTTTAAGAAAAAGCTAAGCGACGACAGTTTAATAAACAAAGAAGAAGAATTAGCATTTAAGCTATTAGAAGAATTAGAAAAGAATTAAAAAAGAATTAGAAAAAACAAGATGTCAATAAATAGAATTTATTTACCTGGCAAACTAAGTAAAAATATTGACGGAACCGTACACCTTAAAGTAGATAGAGAGTTATTACAGTCCTATTACGAAGAGTTGATGATGGGCGATCCTGAAATATTTGTAGAAATATGCGTAACAAGGATAGATGGTAAGAGAACTTTGCCGCAACTTGCATATTTTTACGGAATTGTTCTTCCGATAATAAAAGAAGCATTAGAAGAATTGGAAGGTAGGTCAATGACAAAAGATGAAGTCATGACTATCTTGAAAACTCTTTTTTTGTATGAAGAGATTTTATTTGGAGAAGAATTTAAGAAAATACCTATGTCTTTATCTAAAGCTAAAAAGAATGAGGTTCATAAGTTTATAGATGACGTTATTAATTTTGGCCGAGATATGCTAGGGGTAGAAATACCAGAACCAATAAAAGAAATACAATATGGAAAACAATAGTATTAAAAAAGAAATTGATCAAGAAGTTGATGACTTCGAGAAAGCATTAATTGAACGAGACCAAGCACTCAGATACAATCAGGGTAAGTTATCTTGGTCTATGGTAGACTTTGACTCATTAGAAGGACTAGTTAGAGTGTTAGAGTATGGTGCAAAGAAGTACAGTAAAGACAACTGGAAGAAAGGTATGCCTGTAACTCAAGTTAGCGAGAGTTTAATGCGTCACTTGTTTGCTTTTCTAAAAGGAGAAGACGTAGATTCTGAGTCGGGCTGTAGACATATCAGCCACGTGATGTGCAACACAATGTTCCTTGAGTACATTTTAAGAGAAAAACCACACTATGACGATAGGAAAGTTCAAGATAACAGTCACTAGTTTTTTCCGCAAGAAAATAGGACAACGTGATACACCCTTTGTGTATTTTTATTTTTTACCCTTAGTGGCTTACTCAAAAACAACAACACAAAGTAGCCACTTTCATTTAGGCTGGCTTTACTTTACACTTTTAATTGAAAAAAGAAAATGATAACAGATGAAAAATACCTAGGCAGTAAAGCCATTAGTCAAAGCAAACTAAAAAAGATTCTCACCCACCCCTCTAACTTTCTAGATGATAACTTTGAAAGTGAACTTGATGAGCCTAAAGTAAATATTGCTGTAGGAGATGGTGTAGACATTCTTCTTACGCAGAATGAAGATGCCTTCTTTGATAAGTTTCATATTAGCACAGTAGAAAGACCTACAGGTCAAATGGGCGACTATGTATGGAGTTTATTTATACATAGAGACAATCCAAATGTAGAAGAGATCGCCTACCAAGAAGCAGGGTTCAAACGAGATACTTTAGAAAAGGTAAAAGAAAGATTTAAAACAGAAGGCGCTGCTTATTTCCACGACTTAATTGAGGGAGAAAATAAAACTGTAATTACCCCACAGCAGTTTGCTCAGATTCAGATGGCTAAAGAAACTCTTTTGACACATCCTTTTACCAGTAAGTACTTTAGGAACACAGAAAGATACGAAGTGCACTATCAGTATCCTCTTTATTTTGAATACGATGGTTATGAGTGTAAAGGACTTTTAGATATGTTAATCGTTGACAAAGAAGAGCGGGCTGTGTATCCTGTAGACATCAAAACCACTAACTACAAAATAGATTCTTGGGTTGCTAACTTCTGGACATTGAGATATGATTTTCAAGCAGCTTTCTACACTCACGGAATCTTATTCTCAGATACTCTGTACAAGTTTAACTGTGATAAGGTGGGTACGTTTAGATTTATTGTAGTAAATCAAACAAATGCTAAAAACCCACTTGTGTTTGAGGCTGGGCCAGACATTATTAAGTTTGGACATAGCGGTGGTAAAATGATCTCTAAAGAGTACGATGGCTTTTCTCAAGCAATTAAACGTCTTGCTTGGCATACAGAGAATGATTTGTGGGAATATCGTATGGAAGACTATTTGAATAATGGAGTAAGACCTATAAATTTGCCTAAATTGTAGTATGAATGCGAAAGAAATAGCCCAACTTAATTTAACAACAAAACTTATCACGAGTTTCATTTTTATGTCTGATAGTTTTAGTTTGTTGTTAGGTTCGGGACTTGTAAACGTATACCTTGATGATTACGGATACAGAGGTAAACACAAAGATTGTTTGTATTTTTTATTTAATACAAACGATAAGTACTACAATGAGTTAGAGAAAAAAATTACTGGGTTTAAAGCCTTTCAAGATTGGTATGATGTAGACGATAAGTTTAGAATGTTGGTGTTTAAAGTTGGTCCTAACTATAGACAGGATTTTAAAAACTTTAAAGCTAATAAATTTGATGACTTTTCTACAGCAGCTTTATCTGTATTACCAATTAGAAGTTTTAACTTTGAACTAGATTATTCAAAAGAAATCTACAGGTACCAGTTATGCGCAAATTAAATCACGCTGAAAATAAACTTAATCTATATTTAGACCTAGCACAAAGGATTGCAAAAGAATCTTACTGTGAACGCTTACAGGTTGGTGCTGTTATTGTAAAAGATGGAAACATAATTTCTTTTGGATACAATGGCACACCATCTGGTAGGCCAAATAAGTGTGAGGAAAATAACGTTACCTTTCCTTATGTCCTGCATGCAGAGTCTAATGCAATTACAAAGGCTTGTAAGTCACCCATATCAACAGAAGGAGCGACTATGTATTTAACGCACTCCTGTTGTTTAGAATGTGCTAAGCTGATTATTCAGAGTGGGATTAAAAAAGTGTATTATCTAAAAGATTACAGAGATAACTCTGGAATCAAACTATTAAAAGATTGCGACATAGATGTAAGTCGCGTAGATAAAAAACCAACCAACAAACTATAATTATGAAACTAAGAGGAACAAGAGTCTTATTAGACCAACCTAAAATTAACGACTTGGGACTAGAATTGTCTCCAGAAGTTGAAAGAGAATTAATGGCAGATGAACTTAAAAAGTTTTCTGCTCTTACCGTTTATGCTGTAGGCGACGAAGTTATTGACCTTGAGCCTGGAGACACTGTGTATGTTAGTCCAAGTACTTTAGCTATGACTGAAGTATTGGAGATTGACGGAGAACCTAAGATGTTAGTTAGAGCAATGGACATTTCAATTGTTTGGTAAGCTATGACACTATTTGTATTATCACTTATTGCTGCTATACTTCTGTTTGTAGGAATAGCACTTATCAATGAGGTAAAAGCATTGAACAAAACAGCAGCTAGACATGCGGCTCAACAGGATATTTTGGTAGACTTAACGCAGAAAAATGTAGAGTTGATTAAAGCTAATTTTGGTAGGGCTTCTGAACTCCATGAGTTACAAAAGCATAGATTAACATTAGAATTAAACGCGATTCAGCAAATGTCTGAAAAAAATAAACCGACTAATGAAAGACCTGACTGCGAAGCACAGCCTAAAGCCAACCCAGTTAACGACCAAATTACTGATTCAGTAACTCAAAGCAGACCTAAAAGACCTAGAAAATAATATGAGACTATTTTATTACACCGAAAAGCAAAAAATCGAAGACGGAGATGAGATGGAACTAGTTACCAAAACTGGTTTTTCTTTCGATCTAGACAGAGTAATTATGACTTATCCTGAGAAGAATGGACTAGCAGTAGTGCTTGCTCATAACTCAGACAAGCTTAATCCCGTGGAGTACGAGTACAAGATAGATCCAGCTACAAAACAAAAAGTTCCTGTTAAAATCAAAAAATTTGAGATAACTTCTGAACCAATTGTTGTAAATTTGGTAGATCCTTACGAAATTGCAAAGTTTTTTAAGGAGACTAACGGTCCCGAATATTAAACCCTTCTTTTTTGTTCATCGAAAAGCCCGATCTTATGGTCGGGTTTTTCTTTTTATAAACGAACTACTCTAGGCTTTATCATATCCTCTTGGGAAATAATTACTTTAAGGGCGCAAATTGATTTGATAAATAAACCTTCAGGAAATTCTGCGTCATTAGCAATGTGCAGAAGTTCTTTTACAAAATTTTTGTAATGGTCTTCTGTTAAAATTACAGCATTAGGGTAAATGCCCTTTTGTCTGTTACCTTGATCATCAACTTCTTTTTCAGAATCTAAGAAAAATTGATTGATTTCAAGCTCTAATTCATGAATAGTCATGGGTAATTCTCATAATATTTTATGCAAACTAAAAAATAATTTGCAATAAAACAACTTATAGAACTCTGAACTGCTTGAAATCAGTTGTTTTAGGTGCTTCGTTTAAGAAATAATACACCTCTTTTTTATTTCCAAATTTTATAGTCTTGTAGAAAGCTGTAGGTATAGTAGCACCTGTTGGTAGTTTGGCTGCCTTAGGCCCATAGACTACTCTTATCTCTACTTCTATTTTATTTGTCTTTGCTAAGTCTCTCTCGTATGCTTCTAGTAACCTCCATGCGCCTCTATTAAGTTTCTCGTGTTGGAGAATACAATTCAAGTAAGAAAATGTCTGCCAAAGAGTTTCTCTGGTACAGTTAAAGTCCGCTGCTGGTGCGCAGTGTCCTTTGTCCCATACGTTATTCTCGTAGTCTTTGTGGTCAGAAGTTTTAATACTGTCCACTATATAGAAGTCCATTCCTTTACGTGGATAACTTCCACTAGGGCATTGTACTGTGTACCATACTCTTTTAGGTTGTTGTAGTACCTCAGAGTATACACAAGAGTAGATTGGAGTTTTGATTAAAATACTATCCCTCTGTGCACTCAACGGTGCAATAACTAGTAGGAATAAAGGTAAGATAAAGTTTTTCATTAAAATATAAATCCTAGTACGGCTAGAATGGTCATGCCTATAAATCCGTAACGGTAAATCTTAAGTTCAGATTCTTTTATAACTAAGTCACGATTCAGCTTAGTCACTTCTTCTTTAGACTTCTTAATTACACTTTCATAGTTAGGAACTATGGAGTCTTTATAGATACCTAACTGAAGACTGTCTACTCTGATAATCTCTTTTAGGACCACTACTCTTTCTCTGGCTTTGATGCCTTTGAGAAATTCATTATTCAACTCCTTTAGCGGTAAGCTGTCTAGAGATTGTGAGTAAGAGTTTTGTGCCATCAATGTCAGGCATAGTATCAATAGCCACTTGTATCGTATCATATTTAAGATTGATTTGTTCATAGAGTCTGTACTGGTCATGTTTTACTGTGCTTAATGAATCTAGTTTATTAAACATAAGTTCATTACGTTTATTCATAGAATCTAGGTAAGCCATAAATTTTTCTTCGTCGTGGCTTACAGGAAACATATATCGTTCCCATAACAAGTAGCTCACTACTAATAGTAGTATGCCGATTACGGCTGTGGTTAGTTTATTCATTGACTTTGTGTTGGTCTATTTTGCTTAGAATTATTTGGAGTAATTCATTTTTTATAAGTCCTGCCCTAGCCGCGTTCTTTAGTGCACTGATAAGTTGGAATAAGATAAAAGGTGCGCAGATTGTTTCACTCAACCAAAAAGTACCTTCAAAGCCCTTCTCAATCATCAAGATCCCTGTGAGCATAAATACCCAAACCATTAAAGTTTTAAGTACGCTAAGAGCCTTATGCGTCTTAAAGCCTTCCATTTTTGTTCCTGCCCATATTCCAAAGAAACCATCTATAAACACAACAGCAACTACAGCTAAGTACTGTTCAGCGTTATCTGCTCCTAGATTAAGAAAGTAAGTTCCCAAGAAAGCTAGGAGAGTTGTACCTGTGTATAGTAGTGCTGATGTTTTCATTAGTTATTATAGATTTACTATAGAAGGATTACCAAGTGTTGTTTGCATACCATCTTCAAAAATAATGTACCAAAAGTTACTTAAAGAGTTTAACCGAGTCTTAGAAAACTCAATTGCAATTTCTTGTAGTGCTTCTTGGCCTGCATGTTCTGTAACATACTGATAACCCCATACTTTACCATAAGGCAAAATAGGATAAGCAAGATTAAATACAGTTTGTAATTGTACTATCCAAGCCTGCTCATCTGTTGTTTGGTATAGTTCAGGTTGACCGCTTGTCATTTGCTGTTCTGGATCAATATAACCATAATTAAAAATACTCGTATCAGTATAGGTGATAAAGTATGTTCTCTGTGTTGGGAATTTTATCTCACTCATTATATACCTCCGTCTACTATTGTCCAGTTGTTAGGTGCAAAGTCTAAAATATTCTTACCTACTTGAGCCTCTGCAGTGTACTTAATACTTCCAAAACTAATACTCAAGTTAGGTTGAACGGGTCTTGAACTCCATCCATTGTAAATGCTATTAAGGTTTGCTGCTGAATAGTTGGCTGCGGTTTTACCCGACATAAATAAGGAAAAGCTTGTTACGTTTGATACATTCCATGAACCAATATCTTGGTTGAATGCGGTTGCATCTTGGAACATTCTTAACATATTCGTTACATTTGACACATTCCATGAACTAATATTTTGATTAAAGGCAGGTGCCGAATAGAACATAGCACTCATATCTGTTACCTTACTGGTATTCCATGAACCAATATTTTGATTAAAAAACGAAGTTCCATAAAACATATAAGTCATACTTGTTACATTTGACACATTCCATAAACCAATATTTTGATTGAATAAATTAGCACCCAAAAACATTAAACTCATATCAGTCACCTCACTTGTATTCCATGCTCCTATGTTCTGGTTAAATGTTGTTGCACCACTAAACATACTTGCCATATTTACTGCACTTGCGGTTCTAATTGTCCAATTATTTATATCTGCTGAGCCACCATTGTTAAAAGCGGTTGCGTTGGAGAACATAGATGAGAAATTTGTCACATTAGATACATTCCATGCTCCAATATTTTGGTTAAATGCAGTTGCAGATTCAAACATTGATTGCATATCAATCACATTAGACACATCCCATTCACTAATATTTTGATTAAAATTAGTACATCCATTAAAGAAATTTCTTATTTGAGATACTTGTGACATATTCCAATTGCCTATGTTGCCATTAAAAGCAGAACATCCACGAAAAAAATTCCATAATGTTCCTTGAAGCAATAAAGGTTTGTCAGTAGCAGATGAGTTCATATTAGAACATCCCCAAAATGCTCCGTCAAATCCTGAATATCCAGTTTCTGTATAAATACCCCAACTAATAATATCAAGGATTTTTAATTTATCTCCCGTATTACTAAATAACCATCCTCTAAGTACTCCAGTAATTTTAATATCATATACACCTGCGGTAGCGTAGGTATGTGTTACTTCTGCTTGGTTCCAGGTAGTAATAGTACTAGAAGTTCCATCTCCCCAATCTACTATGGCATTTATAGTTCCCGAAGAAACTAAGGGTAACTTGAACTGCGTGCTAGTACTACTACCTGCTGAGGTATTATTTGTATTTACTGTAAATCTAAAAGGAAGTTGATTTACTATACCACCTCCTACTAGCCCAATACCAATACCAATCCCAATCATTACTTGTAAGCAATTACACTACCTTGAGAGATAGCAAATCCTGTAATGATTCCTCCGCCTGGTAAGTATGTGAATTGTTTAAAGGTAACTCCACTCATACCATTTGTAGATAAGCACTCTACTCCATTAACTCTAAATGAAGTAAATATTGTATCTTCTTGAGGTACAAGTGCAGAAAGCTGTACATTAGTAACTGTACCTGTTGAGTAACGTACAAAACCTCCAGCTCCTGCCATTAGTCCTGTACTTGCAGCAATCTGTCTTAACTTCTTAGATTGCTCGTCTAATTTTTGAGAAATGTCCCATGCCATAATTGTATACGTTTAAGTTAATAAACCAGTCTTACGACTCGCTCTTACAAATATAATTTAAAATAAAATAAAAACAATAGATTTACTTTCTGTCAGCAGCTTGGTAGTCTGCATAGTTTTGTTGCAGTATCTCTTGTCTTTCTTTATCTGCTTCTATTTCATTTTCAAGACGATCAATTTTTTCATAAAGAAGAGCCTTGGTATCTGGATCTTCAATAATATTAATCTCTTCTCTGATTGCTTTTATCTCAAGTTTGTTAGAACGCTGTCCTCTTTTAGCTTGTCTTAATTCTTTTTCATAAGACTCAGTAAAGTACTTAGGATTTAAGTAGTCGTATTTACGATACATAAACTCTTGGTTTCCTATTATATAGTTTACTGATTTATCTAATGCAAATAGTTTAAGAGTACGAGCTAATACGTCAGGCATACCTTGTAAGAAGGGATCTGGCTTATAACGATTAGGATTCATTACTTTACCATTCTTACTTAAAGGTACGTATTCGTCAAACATTCCTAAATCTCCAAATGGAGAGTACTCTATCATTGCTCTAGTAATGTCTTGAGTTACGCGGAAAGGTTCAAAAAAGTATTTCTTGAAATAGTAGGTAGCAAAGTTATCTCCGCTTACCTTATTTTCAATACGAGCGTAACCAATAGCCGCTGGACCAAAGATAGGATGAAGAGTATTTAATTCGTCCTCTAAGTAAAGAAGATTATATAAAGCTAAATAAGCCATTGGATTATCTATATCATCATCGTCATCTGAGTAAACAGCTTGACTTACTAGGTAACTAAGACCCATGATAACCGACATACCCATAGTATCGAGAAGAACGCCCTTAAGGTTTTCTTTCTCGTTATTACTTAAGAGATCTGAGGTAGCAGAGTAACTCATAAGCTGCCAGAACTTGCCTTTGTATCCTACTACGTTCCACATAGTTCTGTACATACCTTCAAATTCCATACCTGCTCTAATAGACATTCTGCGTGAACCAAATCTACTTAACCACTGATAACCAAACCAGTTACGCATCATCATTATAAAACGACCAAGAGCATAACGTTGGTATTCAGCCTTGTCCATAGCACCATAGGCTCCGTGAATCAAACTATTGATTAAGTTTAATCTACCTTTAAAATAACTTTCTTGGTTAGAGAATCCTGCTAGGTCTTTGATATCTGCACGAGGAACTAATAATCCGCTAACGGTTTCGTATGCGTCCATTATAGGCACAAACTGTCCGTTGTTTAGCTCGATTAAGTGCTGTTTAGACAAAGCTTCGGCTACAGCAACCCTCATTTCAAATTCTAAAGCCTGTCTAGTAAAACCGTACATCTTAAATAGATTGTAGTTATCAGTCTTATCTAAACTAGTACGGTACATATTCTTGCCGACTTCATTCAAGTGGTCGTCTGGCATAATATTAAAGTACCTTACCTTTTGGATATAAGGAGTTGATACACCGTCTTCTATACTTGCTCTGTAAAAATCTTTTACGTGAGCTGCTGCAACTCCTTTACCTATTGCAATATCTTTTTGGCTTAGTCCAAAACGACCTGCTTGAGTATATATGTTGTAACTACCTGCCAAAAAGTTCTTTATAGCTGAAGGTAAGTTGACAGAAAGAGTTGCTTTGGCTGTAAGTCCTACAATAGCTTTATCACTTAAGTATCCTAGAGCATTTAACATAGGATTACCTGTAAGAGATACGCGGGATTTACCGTTTATTTTACGTTCAATTAAGTTATTAACTACGTTAGCTGTAGTAGTTCCTGCTAAATTCTTATTAACCAAGTCTCTTGTACCAAAAATGTAAGCCATATTTGAATACAAGTTTTTGAATCGGAGAGCATCTGCTCCATATTGAGTAACTGACTCAAAGAAGTTAATGCTCATTTTTTCTGGCTCAATAGGACTTACATACTTTAAATGGATTCTATCGCTGTACTTGTTAAGTTCAGACTTGTTTCCACTTAGTTTATCTAGTAAACTTACTTTGTCTGTAGGGTCTTCTTGGTCTTTACCTGAAGCCTTATCCCATAAGTTAGAAGCAACTCCTGTAATTTGGTCTTTAAGATTACCTACTCTTCCATTAAGACCTTCAAGTCCAGACTTCATATAAGCAGGAAGTTCAGTTCCTAACTTAAGTTTTACAGGTAATCCGTCTTCAAGTTGTCCTAACTGAGCAACTACTTCTCCAATAATTTCGCGTTCAGTAGCATCTAACTTAGCATAATCGTTATTCCTGAAACTACTTGTACGCTTCAAAGGAACTCGTTTACTGTATCTAAAGTTTCTTACAGCCTTGTTAATGTAGAGTGGTTGTCCTGTATTAGGATCAACCGCATCATTTACTTCGATAGTAGTCCAACGGAAAGAAGGTTCTTCTTCGGAAATAAAAGCAGGATTAGTAGGTAGAGTAACTCTCCAATGAAATAGAGGACTACCTTCTCCAGTCGCCTTAAAATCTCTATGGTTTTGTTTGTACCACTCAGACTTATAGTAAGTTTGAAGAATTTTTCTGTTTATCTGAGCATTAGTCATGTTAGCAGCTTTATCTCCTAACTCAGCTATAGCAGATGTACGCGCTTTTGCCTGCTCAATTTTAACTATTCTTTTATAATCTTCGGTGGTAGTTCTTTCCTGGATCTCTCCAAGCTGATTAAACAAAGCTATTAAGTTGTCCTTGTCTTCTTTAGACATACGAAGACCACGAGTCATCTCATCGCGGATAGCGTCAATTTTATTCTCAATGTCTTTTACACGAGTAGCAACACTAACTCTGATAAGTTCCCCATCCTCAGTCAAGTATTCAACTAACTCTGTAGGGACTTTAGAACCTTCGTACTCACCGTCTCTATTTTTATACGCCTTTAAAAGAGTAAATAGCTCACGATATAAGTCACCTATGGCTTCTTTACTCTCCATATCAGTCCTGTACTTAGAGTGGATGTTTTCTATCCCTTCTAGGATAAAGTTACGCTGCTCGTAGAACTCTGGACTAATCTTCTTTACTACGTTGTTTCTTTTAAATTTTTGTAAGTCATTCTCAGCTACTTTTAATTGGGCTTTAGCAAGTTCAATTCTATCTGAAGTAGTTGTTTGTAGTCTCTGAGATATTTCTGCGTCTAAGTCAGGAAATGTCTGCGGGTCAGGTATATTTAATAAGTTAGCTAAAGCTAATTTATATTCAGTAACCTTTGCTTTCTTACTTTCGAAAAAGTCGTTGAAGATAGCACGATTCTCATCTGTTATTCTATAAGTGTACAACTCAGCATTTTGCCTAGCTTGTTTCCACTCTTGAATGTTATAAGCAATCTCTTGCTGCTCAGGAGTTTTACCGAAAGGATTTTCTAATTCATCTAACTGAATTTTTAAATCTTCTAGGCGATCTAAGTCTTCGTCTGTCTGGTCTCCTTGAGTTGCGTTAATTTGTATCTTACGCATCTCATCAATAATAGTCTGACGTGCCTTACGGGCAGGTTCAGAAAGAAGTCCTTGTATACGATGGTACTCATCAGTGTATAGACTTTCTAAATGCTCTTCTTCAAATGCAGCTAACTCATCTATACGACGGTCTAATTCTAGCATGTCTGCCTCGTCTTTGTTAGGCTTGTTATCTAGCTTAGTAATTTCGTACTTAAGTTCCGCATGTCTGTTAAGATATCCAACCTCATCCATCTCAGTTTGGAACACGTAAGTCTCTCTCTCAGGTTTTTCTAACACACCACCTACGTTTTTTAGTTCTATAACTTTTACTTTTCTAACGTACTTACCAAAGACATCAGCAAAGTTTAAAGATGTAACAGCAACCTTTCCCTGTGATTGTAAATGATTCTGAAGTCTAGTAGCAAGGTCTTTCATAGTTCTCTCAAGAACTAATGCTTCCTCTCCTGACTTTGAATAAAGGTCATCTACAAATCCAGCTAAACTACCCGTAATCAAGTTACCACTTAAAGCAGCTGATTCCATAAATGCACCTAACTTAGATCCTAGATTATTCTCTCCTAATTCTCCAGTAATAAGAACACCTTTAAGGGCTTGTGTTAGGTTTTCTTTAGTGGCTAGATTTTTAAGTCTATCTACCTCAGTGTTTAATAGTTTTTGAGTTGCCTTAACCTTTTTAGTGTTACCAGCACGCTCTGCTGTTTCTTTAATCTTTGTAAGTCTTTCAATCTCAGCAGTAATTTGTTTTTTTAACTGCTCAGTCTGAGGCCAAAAATAATCCGCAAACTTAGAAGCAATGGCTGGGGCGGCAATATTATCGAACCCTAAAGTCAATTCACGAGCAACTGCTTCAATGTTAAGAATAGTTCTTCCCATAGGGCTTGTACTACTAGGATTATCCATCAAACTTTTAAAGTCTGAAATATAATCTAAGTATTGTTGTCCTATAAGTTTAGCGTGATAAGCACGTTTAAATAACTCAGCCTCAGGTAACGCTTGGTCTTTTTCTAAATTTTTGATACTTGTAGCTAAGTTTTTTAAGAAACTATGAGTCTCAGTTAAGTGAGTCATTACTCCCTTAAAGGAAGTTTTTAAATCACTTCTGATAATAGCGTTGACTTCGAGATTTTCTAATGCTTCCTGTGATATGTTTAATCGTTGAGTTTGAATACCTGTAGCATTAGCGTGCTTATAAATAGAATCCCAATTTAACTTAGGGTTATTTAAAAGACTATCTAAAGCTGCATAGAACTGGTCGAGTGACTGTTGTCCAGGCAAACTCATACTCTTTAAGAAGTCATTGTAAACTTTATCTGTAACTTCATAATTAAAGGCATCTTCAGAAGTGTAGACTTCCGTAGTGTTTATGCCTGTATTAAGAACGTTGTTGAATAGATGAGCTGAAAGTTTATTGAGGTAGTCAACGTCTGTACGATTGGTATTTGCCAAGAAACCACCAAAGATTTTCTTAAAGAAATTTAAAACGGATTGAAACACAGAACCATATACAGGAGGTGCTTCTTGTTCTAGAATAGCACGGAACTCTGGGTTACTAAAAAACTCAGACAAGAACTCGTGCTCATTTGATAGTCCGTAGAACTGACCTACATAAGCTGCGTTAGGATACTTACTCCTATAGTAATCGTATATTCTTTTTATTTCAGAAGCAAATACTTTTTCAGCTTGTGTCTGAGGGTTCTTTAACGTAGAGGAGAAAAGAGCATGTGTAAGTTCATGCAAAAATAGCTGCCTAAATTGACCAGCATCTATATCAGAAAGAGGGCCTACATAAAACGTAATAGTATTTGTTTTAGAATCGTAGCGTGCAGGTACAATATTCTCAGGGTTTATCTCTGATGTCATTAAGTCCTTGGTAAAGTTTACAGAAATTTCTGGAAACTGTGGGAGGACAGACAGCATTGAGTTGAGAATGTCTTTCTCAAACTGAGAAGTGCTAGGATCATTTACGATATTCTTCAGCATATTTACTACTGAAGGATTCACTACGTCTACATAAGTTCCTATTCGACTTAAAGCATTAGGCATCCCTACTTGCTCATAGTAATTCTCTAACTGATTATAGATAAAACTATTGGCTGCGTCGTTATTTGTCTCTGATATTTCTGTTGGAAATACTCTGTAAATCCTATCTGAAGGTTTATCTTCAGGATTAATAGTCTCTACCTCTAAAGATATGCCGTAATCTTGTGCATCTTTAACAATATCCTTAACTTGAATTAAATTTAAGTCTGAACCTATGTTTAGATTTTTAGAATCATAGAATCTCTGTACGTTCTCGATCTCCTCAATTACAGAAGGAGCAACTTCCATATCGAAGTTATCTATAAAATCTCCAATACGTGGTTCTAAGAAATCACTAGTTGCTCTAGTGTTAGAACCCCAGTGTTTAGTACCGTCTGAAGTTATTGTTGAGTAAGCAGAGTCAAGTAATTCAGTAACATTATCTACACTAACACCCTGTTTGTTTAGCATGTAGCCAATCAAAGACGGGTGTCTTCTACCAGTCATAGGGTTGTTAAAATCAATTATACAAAATTTAGGCATTGTTTTCTAGTTATACAAATATAATTCAAGACTTAGCATTTAGATTCAAAATCTCTTTCTTTACTAGACCCTTCAAATTGTTTACGTGCGTTTTTAGCCACAACAGCAAGCTGGTTTTGATTTAAACCAGGAAACTTTAACTGTAATCTTTCAATAGTAAGATCTTCAGGAGTTAGAGTTATAGGATTTCCTGGCATGGGTATTATAATTTGACGAGGCCTATCTTCACCTAAATTAGGAGGAGCTGCAGGTACTTCTTCATCCTCTATAGACTTAGGAGGCTTACGTCCAGTAGATTTCTTTTTTGTGGTAGTTGAACGAAGATTAACTCCTTTTTGTGTAACGTCACCTAAGTTATCAAAGTCTATTCCATCTCCCTCAGAAAATGGATTCGCATCTCCTTTAGAAGTAATTAACTTGTTTTGAGATTTTTTAACTTTCTTTTTAGGCGCATCTTTTACAAACTTCTTAAATCCTTCTATGTCTTGTTTATTTCCTAGGATGTGAATTTGTTCTGGCTCAAATACTACCTTTTGAACAGTTATATAATCAACTATATTTGTTTTATTATATAAATTTTTATCTGAATTGATATACAGTCCATCATATCCTAAAGATTGCAAATGATTTTTTGCTTTTTCATAGGCATCAACTGTCCACTGATAGTCAGATACCCAATTTTGGTCTTTATCTTCCTCTGTCAAAATACCTAATCTATTAACCCAAGTCTCATTTTCCCACTCCTCCGCTTGAATAATATAAGGATTTTTAATATTAAGCAATTCTTGTGATATACTACCTGGTTTTAAAGGAGCACTTCTACTGATGAAAGCATCTGTTTCTGGGTCTCCTGTTAATTCATTTTTTATAGCATCATAATCTTTTTGGGCATATTGTGATGCAACAGTTTGTTTAGAAGAAGAAAAGAAAAACCCAATTATAGAATTTGGATTTCTTTCTTCGTAATCTTTTTTATTTAAAAATCTTTTAAAACTGTCTTTATTTACTTTTCCTCCATGGTAAACAATATCTTTTACTTTACTATCTGGAAAGATAGTATCTAAGTATGCAGAGTATTGTTGAGGTGTGCCTATAGAAGCTAACTCAGGATTCTCATTAAAAAGTTCTTCTACTCCTTGGATAACAAATTGTTCAGTGGTATCTTCTTCAAAAGTTTGTCCTTGTTCTTCAGCCTCTAACATAGCAGCAAACATCTCATCGTATACATCATCGTATGCGTTAGAAATAGCTTCTATGTATCCACCAATATTAGTTGTAGTTGTTTTTAAGAAATCTGCTCCTTGATTGTAGGTAGACTTACGCAAAAACTCTGAGCCGCCTTTCTTATAAACCTCAGCAAACAAAGGTAAATTTTGTTTGAAACGTTCTCCAAGAATATTTCTAAGTAGTTTTACCTGACCTAGTTGTGCGTTGTTATCCTCAGAAATTGTATAAATACCTTTATAAAATTCAAATGCTTGCTCTGCTGTCTTAAACTCTTTGCCTCTGAAGTTAACAGGATGTTTTTCTGAAGCTAATGAAAGAGCAAGCCCTAAACCATTCTTCAAACTAGAAGATATACGAATACCTTTATCTACTGCTAAGTTAACATAGTCAGGGAAAAACTTCCAGGTATTAAGTGACTTCTTACGCTGAGAGTAGGCATTACGAGCATAAATCTTCTGAACCGATTGAATAAACTCAAGAAGACTAGTCATAGACTCTTTTAATTCTTCGTTGCCTTCTTTTCTTTGAGTCTTTGCTTCTTTACTAAACAATAGATCTTTTACTCTACGTAATTCAAAAGAAGCACGCGCAGCACTTTCTAATGCTTCAACAGGAAGATAAGGGTGTATACTTCTAAACTTAATAGAAAAACCTTGTCCTACAATAGTAGCGTTGGCTACATCATCAAAGAACTTACGAACCCTAGCATTTATCTCTGGAGTTGACTTATCATAGTTCAATCCGTCAGAGAAAGCCTGTTGCATTGCGTTAGTGTAGATTACATCTTTTTCGTTAGTAAGAGTAGCTATGTAAAATTTCTTAGTTCCTTCTACGTCTTTTTTGCGGAAGTTTCTCAAGAATAGATTTTTGCGCGTAAAGGTTTTAAGATTTGCATCTGCGATCTCAGAACCTTTAGAAAACAAAGTAATGTACTCACTGAATAAGTTTCCAGTAGCCCCTTTAGTTAAGAATGGGGATTTAGGTCCGTACTTAGAATAGAAATCTTGACCGTCAAGTTCAGAGTATTGCTGAATAAGAGCATGTACTACAGCATTGTTTAAGTTGTTTACTTCTGTTACACGTTGGTCAGTAGTCCAAAATTCACCATTGGTTTCTACAAAATTATTAAGCATGGCTTGATACTCTCGACTAGCCATTACATCAAAGATTTGCTCACTTATAGAAATTGCTTGGTTACTTATATTGAACGGAGATAGTACACTGTTGTTTAGAATCTTATCTACGGCTTCTTGGTTAAAATTCTCCGCTACTTCTGTTAGGTTATTTAATTGATAGAAGTCATTTATGTTTCTATAACTTGCTGTGTTAAAGTCGACAATACTTGTTAAGTCAAGTAAGTTTTGATTCATCTCAGAGGCTACATAGTATTGGCTTAAGAATACTAACTGCGCAACAATATCTGGAGAATTACTGTCCAACATATCATTGTATGCTGCTCGACTATTTTCAACCGAAGGTTTATAGTTTGCCTCAGATAAATTGTTTAGGTGTTTTGCAAATAAGTCATCTTCTAACATCTTAGCTATTGTAGGTCCTATTTCAGGAACATCTGACTTATTCCTTACAATAAACTTATTTAAGTTTAACTTACGGAGCCCAGCTTCTAAGTAAGACATAACCTTTGCTCTTTTAACTGATAGGAGTTCGGAAGTCTGACTTATCTTATTATTTTTTAAGAAGTGCTGAACAATAGGTTGGTTAGCAATTAACACTGCATCTCTAATAGGAGTTCCACTAAGAACCATTTGTAAGATTACGCTAGTTCTATTCTTATCCGCATTAAAGTAGTTAATCCACTCTTCTTTCTCGATGTCTACGTGTCCGTTGATGAACTCGTTAATAATATCTGAGATTAAGTGCTCACCATTTGCGTCGTATAAACCCCCTAGAATAATGTGTCCTTCATTATCTTTATTGGACTTTAAGAAATAAAGATTGGCTAAAGATGAAGTATATTTCAATCCTACCTGTTGGAACAGCTTATGCAAGGCATTTGTCTTTGCGTCAATACCAAGTGCTTTCTTACCAGTAGCGTTCTCTCTAAATATCTTAATAGAAGTTCTAGGAGAGAAAATAGAAGTAGATGTAATCTTATCTTCCTTAGAACGATACTTCTCTTGGTACTCTTTGGCTAGTCCTTTTAGAATAGGTGAATCGTTGGGAGTTAAGAACGCAGGCATTACTGCTGGCTCGGAAAGAACGTCACTTATATTACTAATTAAAGCATTAGAAGCACCTGCTTTAATACTTGCAGGAGAGTAATCTTTAAGTTGAAGTAAAAGATTTTTAGCATTCTTAATCTTTTTAAGTAATGCAGTAATCTCAGGATCACCTTTTTGTGTCTCTAAGAAAGTCTCTAATGAGGTAGCTTGAAGAGCAATCTTCTCAAATAACTCTCCTTCTTTTTGTTCGTTAAGTTCTTTTTTGCTATTCTTTAGAGGGCGGATAATTGCTCCGTTACTTGCAATAAGACCGTCATAAGTTTTAGACTCTGAAGACTCTACTGTGTTAGTTAAAATAAACTGCTGTCTTTTGTTTTCTAACAAGTTATTTAACTCAGACAACTCACTAATAGTCTGTTTCTTTAGTTTAACAAACTCGTAGACTGCTTTAGGATTATCAACAAAAGTAGACTTCCTTCTAATAAGATTAGCGTCATCATCCAACTGTGGCTCGAACATAAATAATTTATCTATGTCAAAGTCAGATCCTGATTTAGTTACAAGTGATGGTGGAACAATCATGATAGGGCCTACTACCTCTGGAAGAAACTCCTTTACGCGGAAGTGTTCCATAGAGTTAAGACCCTGTACAGGAATACGCACACCTACAATAGTAAGTCTGTCTGAGTGCTGCTGTACCCATTCGTCATCTAATAAGGCTTGATTTAATCTGTTTACAGTTAAAATTTCCTCACCTTGGTATTGAAGTTTAAGTAAAGGTGCGTGCTTTTTAGGGTTGAATCCTACCTTAACTTCAGCAGGTTGGTGTTTACCGTTTACAATTCTACCGTAGTCTCTTAGTCCACTGTTACCATATTTGGCAACTTGTGACTTGCTAGGTTTAGTGTAGCGGGTATTAAGGTTGTTATATCCTAAAGAAGAAACCTGGATAAGAGCCTCACCAAACATCTTTGGTCTAACTACTCTTTTACTTAAAGCTGAAGATAAAATACTCTCAAACAATGCACGCTGAGGAGCAACGTCTAATGAGAATTTAAATCTATTGTTCTCTACTTGTAAGTAGTTGTAGACAGATTGTGGCACATCTTTCTTATCGAACTCTTTGTGCACCCAATCCGCAAACTTCTGCACATCTATAGACGTAACTACATCACCTTCAAGTGTGGCCCCAATAGCTGAGTAAATTTTTGTCTTTTCAGTCTCTACAATTACTTGTAAGTTATTAATGAAGGCTGCTTGTAGATTGTTTATTTTATCTTCTAATCCAGGAACAACTGCATACTCAGAAGAGAATTTACCATCTACGTAAAAGTTAGAAAAGATTAATTTAACTAACTGAGTAGAAAGAGTAGCTTCATTCTTAAACTTAGGAGCAATATACTGCTGTCTTCTAAGTCCCTGCATAGGGAAGTTGACTATGTTTGTTTCTGGAATCTTGTTAATTACTTGGCGTTGTTGGTCTCCCTGTCCTTCTTCGGTGTAGAAATCAATACTATCTACAGGAAGTGACATCTTATTACCTGAGTCAAACGTAGCAAAGTCTACGCCTTTCTCTAACATATCAGTCATCAAAGACTCTAGGTCTTTGTCAAACAAAGCTGAAGGAATAAGAGGAGCTACCGAATACTTACCTAAAGTAATGTATTTAGGGTTGTTGGTAGGAGAACCCCAGTAACCTAATTTCAAAGAAACTAGTATACCTACATTAGCATTAGATATTAAATCTTCAACCTCACTACGCATCTCTTGGGTTGGGTTCTTTCTATACTCTTGTATTTTAGCTGCTACCTTTAACTCGTGTTGGTATGCTTTCTCCTGCTTAGGAGTCCACTCACCAATACTGTTTAGGTAGAATCTTATAAAGTCTAAGTTAGCATAGGCTTGACCGTCCGCTTCTTTTGATTGTCCTTCTGCTCCAGTAATAGTTTTTTCAAACAACTCCTCTGCTTTAGCTCGGTAAGCCTCAATAGGAAGTTTCTTTTTATCAGTAGAACGTAACCACTCAGCGTAGTTATTTACAAGATCTTCTCGATAAATATCATGCTGCTCTTGTGTAAATGAAGCAACATCTTTAAACTGAACATAATTGAAAGTTCCATCATATTCTCTTGGTTCTTGTTTCTTAGGTTGTTTGTAAAGTTTTTCTAAACCACGGGCCAATACTCCGTTAGTTGAGTTATTCCAAGAACTTAAAAGCTGTTGAGAAATAATAGGCTGCTTACCTGGAGAAATAGAAGCACCTAGACGCTTGAACAATTCACGCCAATTACCTCCTTTGATTTGGAAGTTAGAAGGATCTCCTACAAACAAATGTACAAATTCAATCTGTTGTGTATAGTAGTGTGTAATATAATCAGCAAGGACAACTTCTAATGGTTGTTCTTGTTTGTATAAATCTTTAAATACTTGAGCTAAAGATTTTCCTTTCCTACCTTTGGCTTCTACATTACCTTGGTTAAGGGCTTCTGCTAAGTCTTGTTTAAAGGCCTCTACTTCATTATTAAAGTAATCAGTTATGCGGACATTCATCTCAGCTCCACTGATTGTTTTAAGTGCGCTCTCTACTGTAGCTTCTTTGCCTTCAGTAGAGTTCTTAATCATTGCCTTTAAACTATCAACTCTATCTCCTAAGATGTCTTTAAGGATAATTAAATCAAATCCACGTTTTTCTTTAGCTGTAGATTCGGCTCTGTCGTCATACATTCTACTTAGTTCATAACGTAAGTAGTTTCTAAATGTAGTAATTACCTGAGGGTCTAGGATTATTCTACCAGTCTCTTCGTTAAAGCTAAACTTACTACGATCAAAAAATAATCTGTCTGCTCTCGAACCATTTGTTCTGAGACCAAGACTCGTTGATTTCGCACCATAACGTAAGTTTTCTACGATACCGTCTTTGATAAAGGCTGTAAGGTCTTGAATCAACTTATCATCAGGGTCAAGGTTAATTGTTTTCTTTCCTTCTGGTTTAGTTGAGTAACCAGAGATGTTAACTAATTCAAAGAGTACATTATCTCCGTCTCTGTTAGAAATGCGACTGCCTGTCTCTGTGTCAAATGCTCTGTTAATTAATCTAGAGTTACGTACAAAGTCACTAGTAGATAAGTGACCAGTAAATTCACTAAGGCTAGTTGATTGGTTTATTTGGGCTGCTTGAGTTACTACATGCTGCCACTCACGAATAGACCACTCTAAGTTATTCTCATCATTCAAATAAGAAGCTGACTTAACTACCTTGTTGTAGTGATTCTCAATAGCACGGAACAGGATTTGTCTTTCGTTTCTTAGATTATTATTACCTTTAATTAATGAGTTATAAAGATCTAAGATTTCTTGTAGTGCTTGTTTGTGTTCTTCCTTGGCAGTCTTTTCAATTACTGTATTTAATCCTTCTATTTCTTTTACTAGAGATGCTTTTACGTCTTCAATAAAAGTCTTTGCAGGAGTTTCAATCCTAGCAGGAATTAAGTCTTTCATTGACTTGCCTATCCCTTTAGGAAGATTATTTATAAGATGGTATAGTTTTACCTTATTATAAGTGGCAATAGCGACTTTGTTAAGCGCGTTTCTTTCTGCTTTGCTGTAACGACTGTTGCTAAGTTTTAGATTTCCTTTAGCATCAAACAAGTACTGCGGATCAATGCCCTGGTATAAGTCCACACCAAAAGCAGAATCCATAAACTCAAAAAGAAGCTTGTCTGAAGTCTCAGGAGTAATTTTATATTCATCAAGTGCGGAAGCGGTAGAGAATGTAGCGAACTCTAATCCACTAATAGATTTGTTTACAAACTGTCTTTGTCTGCTAGTAGCTTGGTCAGCCTCTGATTTAAAATCATTAACTGCAGACTTCTGGAACTCATCGTCTAAGTATTCCAACAAAGCATCTTGAGTAAGAGTGCTTATGTAGAAAGTATTAAAGGTTATATTTTTAACTTCTCCGTCATTTGTTAACTCAGTAGTCTCTCTTGCCTTAATAGAATAAGGGTCTATGCGAGGCATAGATAAGGCTTGTACAAATTGTGCCTGTAGAGAAGTCTCTTCTAGGGAAAGAGTTTCTGCATTGGGGTCAGGTAGAAGTTGAATAAGATAATTAAGTTGTGGGTGTTGTTCACTCGCTATAACTAAAGTATCAATTGCTTGCTGATAGTTAGTTACGCCAGACAATAAGTTCTGGAGTAAGTTCTTGTTGCGTTGGAAGTCTCCATTTAAAGGTAAACCTAAATTACGCCCTGTACTTGGAATTTCTCTATCACCTAAACGAATAATATCAGGCATTCCTTTAATCAACTCAACCACATAAGGATCGTAGAGGTCTAAAGGATTTACATTTGATTTATCTCCGTACTCTACTGTGTTACGAGTGTTCTCTTCAATAGGCTGGTCATCTGCTTGTTGGTCTTGCTTTTCATCTTTAGTATCGTCAATGTCCTTTCCATTGGCAATTGTTGTTCTCTGTTGCTCATTTGTTACCTCCTCAACAAGGAAGATTTGCGCCTGAGAACTAATTTGGTGCATGTCAATTACACGCTGCCATGCTTCGTCCTCATTAACCAAATCAATTAAGTTGATCATCTGCTCATCTATCATACTAGCAGTAGCCTCTTTACCCTCAGCTATGGCTTTCTCGTAATCAACTTCTAACTTATCAATGATGTCGTTAATCTCTGCTCTTACTGCTGTATATAGTTCAGGAATAAGTTTTGCTCTAGTTTCAGGATTTAACAAAGAACTCATGCCGATTTTTTGGTCGCGCATCTGTTTGTAGATACTGTAACTTACATAACTAATAATCTCTGCACCTGTGGCAGGATCAATATCACGCTGCTTAATCCCTTCGTCAGTAACAATAGGTACACTAAATGCAGTACTTCTATTTAAAGAATCTTCTATAATGTTATCAGCAGCTTTTCTAGTAGTCGATATATCTCCATTGTAGAAAGCTTCAAACAAAGAATTTACGTTCTGCAGATTAAAGGTTTCTACAGAAGCATTTTTATCTTTAGGTGCGCCAGAAAATAACCAGTTCAACCAATCATATAATCTTTCAAAGAAACCTTTTACTTTTGGCTCAAGGCTTTCTGCTTTTTCGTTACGGGCTTTCTTAATAGAAAATGCTCTAAACTCTTCCGCCAATACTTCTTCAGCTTGACGTTGACTTAGTGCATAGTAAGGAACAGATATATCTCCTAAAGTAACGGAGCCTTCTCTTGCTCTTACTGCACCATAAAGAATGGCTTTTTCCTGGGGAGTTAAGAACCACTGAGTAAACTCGTGCCAAGCTTCGTGGTAAAGGTCGGTGTAGTCAGAACCTTTATATAAAGTTATTCCTTTCTTAGTCCACTGTGCATAGGCTCCAGAGTTTACTACTCCCTGAGCATTTT